GCTTTTTCCAACGCCGCGTAAACCATTTCCCGCAACAACCCCGTCACCTTCTTACCTTCCGTGGCGGCAAGTTTTTCCGCCAGCTTGTACCTATTGGTATCAAGCAGCAACTGGCAATAGATCTTCGAGCCGTGGCGCAGCGGCATGGTCCCTGTTCTAGTCTCCTACACAGTAGCATACTGCGACACAATAGACTCACCACCTTAAATCCTGATCCACCCCTTTCCGCCACGCATTGGACTGCGCCACCCGCGCACTGGAACGTTGCTTCCCGCACCCCTTCCTTATCCCCCTGGCCCACTCCAGAAACGCCGCTGCCCTGTGAAGATCCGCAGTCTTGGCCGTCCGCACCTCACGCATCAGCCACTCCAACACGATCTCCCTGCCGGTGCGACTCATGCGTCTAACTCTGAGACTCGCAAGATCGACTGGGGCGACTGATCAGGACAAAGCTCCAGCGCCTTAAGCCTTGCGGCATAGGCGTCTGGAGCGGTCACAAAAATGTCGTGCATCGGGCCATGACGCGGCCACATCCTGACCCGATACTCAAATTCCTCCCGTTTTTCAAACATTTTGCGTTAAGTGCTTGACCCGGTTCAAAGCTACTGCGGCTACATGGGGAACGACAGCGTTACCAAGAGCCTTTAGGCGGTCCACCCGACCGGAAAACCCATCATCTCCTCGACAAATGACGGGTTTAGATACAAAGGATTTCCAGTCATTGGAGAGCATAAAACGTGAATCTGTCTGCCAAGTAGGCCATTCGCAGGAACTTTGCCGGCGCTGTACTGGCTGCCATCTTTCCAATCCCTTGTTGTTGGTGTAGGTAACATTTGAGCAATCACAGGTTCTAAATTCGGGTTGGGGTGCTTCGCTTGAGTGCGTAAATTGACTGTCATCGCGCTGTTTGCTCTTGGGGTAGGCAACAATCCAGATTCTGTCTCTTTTATGACAGGCTCCCACATCTGCAGCCGGAATACATGCCCACTCTGCATCAAACCCTGCCGAGGCAATTTCCCAGAGGACTTCTTGGAATGTTTCCCCGTTGGCGTGAGATCGTAAGTTTGCCACGTTTTCAATGACAAGAAACTTGGGCTGAATCTCCCTAGCCAAACGCATGATTTCAAAGAACAGCCCACTTCTATGGCCGTGAATACCAACTTGTTTTCCTGCGGTACTGAGATCTTGGCAAGGGAATCCTCCGCAGATAACGTCAAAAGAGCCAATTGGAGCTGTAAAGGTACGGACATCGGAATGAATAGGAACAGTGGGCCAGTGTTTTGTTAAAATTTTTTGACAGAAAACGTCTACTTCCACAAATTGGGTAGTTTGAAATCCTCCAACGATGTTTTCTGCAGCGTAACTAAATCCTCCAATACCAGAGAACAGATCAAGTATGCGTAGTCTCACTTTGCTTGGTCCCAGCTATCCCCAACCTTAGCTTCTGCCAGCGCTGGAATATCTCCCAGCCACTGAGCTTCAGCATCTTCCATGACCGACTGCAACTGGAGCGCCCACGCATCCGCATGTTCCTCCGCAACAAGCAGGATTACTTCGTCATGCACGACACCTGCCAAGCGCACAACATCTTCCCCATCAGCCTTCAACAAAGGCCACAACTTCCCAAGCGTCCGCTTAAGCACCGCCGCACCAGCTCCCTGGATCGGGGTGTTGCATCGTGTAGTCAACTTGTTGTGCTCGCCTGGAAGAATCCTCCGCATACCAGACACCCGAATCCGTATCTCACCGTTCCTCTTGCTGTTATCCGCAGCGTTAGCTGCCCTCCGCTGCCACTGATTGATTCCCTTATAAGCGAAGTGGAACTCTTGCCTAATCGCACCAGCCTCATCTAACTGCATCTGGATCCCCATTGTTGCTGCGTAATTACGAAGCCCTTTTGCACCACTTCCATACAGCAATCCAAAGTTTGCAGACTTCGCAATTTGGCGTTGTTCTTTTGTAACCGCATCTTCAGCTACCCCATAAATCTGCATCGCAGTAAATGTGTGCAGATCTTTCCCTTCTTGGAACGCTTTAGTCATAAGTGGATCCTGCGCTTCCGCTGCTGCAAGCCGCATCTCCATACCGCTGTAGTCCGCCACCACAAACTTCCAACCTGGAGGCGCCTGCACACAAGCCCGGAACCGCACATCCCGCGGAATCTGCTGCAGGTTGGGACTCATACAACTCATCCTCCCAGTATCTGCCCCAAGCTGCAAATAACTAGCCCGTATAAACCCATCACTAGCCACATTCTTCTCCAAAGTCTCTGCCATCTGCCTACGCTTCTCCACCCGTTTCCACCGCAGATAATCCGCAATACACTTGTGCTCCCCCACATACTCCTGAAGAGCCGCCTTGCTGGCACTACCTTTTCCTGTTTTGGGATCTAACGGAGGCTTACCCAACAAAGCCGAAAACTTAACCAGTAACTGAGCGGGGCTATTAAGGTTAAAAACTTCTGGATCAGCCTTACCAGTCTTTTCAGACCGGGTTTTGTACTTCAAACTACCCAGCATATCTCTGCGTAGTTTGTATTCCGCAGGCAAAGCGGCGTCAAAATCCTCAATAAACCTATCCCCAAGTTCTGTGTGCTCAATATCTAAATCTTCGATAAGTTTAATAAGCGACTCCTTATTAAAGGGAAGCCCGGTTCGCCATAACTGTGCCATCGACTGGAGCGCAGCACATTCCAACATCCACGCCCCCGCCAGATTCTCCACCGCCATACGCTGCTGGATCGGCTTCTGGAGTTCCGTAAGCACCACCACGTCCTTCGCGGCGTACTCTATTTGCTCCAGGGTAAGATCACCCGACCAATCACTTTTCTGCTGCTCTTTTGAAATGTCGTAACGCAGGTAACGCTTAATTACGTACTGCAAACCATGCTTCAAATTAGGCAACCCGTTGGTGAGAATCCGGCTAGCCAGCATGGTGCAAAGAACCTTTCCTGCTGGGTGGATCTCGTACTCCTGCAACCAAGCCAAATCAAACACTGCGTTGTGCGCAAGCCAAGTGCGCTCAACGTTAAAGAACTCCTCCAATACAATCCAATCGTTGTCATCCAGCTGCCAGCAATCAATCACCACAGGCATCTGCCCAAGTGTGCATAGCTGGAGCAACCGCATCCCCCCAAAGGTCGGCTGGAGCCCCGTCGTCTCAACGTCAAATGCAACAGTAACAGCCCTGTCCAAAGTGGGCAGATGCTCGATGCCAAAGAGAATTTCCATGCCTGGTAGGGCGAAGTGAGTTACTTAAAAGTTTTTAGCCGGTGCTACTCTAGCACACTACCAAATTCCCGCGCCGAGCACAGCTCAGCCATAACAGTCCCAGCCTCTGGAATCCCGAGCGTACAGCGGTGATGCCAATGCACACACTGCTGGCACACACCCCCACCCTCCAAGGGCTTGTACTTCTGCCGGTGCCAAGCCTGCCGCTTTTCCTCTTTTCCTGCTGGCGAACTGCCGTAACACTTACAGCAATACACCGCACTAATAGTTTTGTTGCCACAAGTAAGGCACAGCCTTTGGGTGAGTCGAAGAACTGGTGTTTTCATGAAAAGTGAACACGTAAAAATCCAGAAAGGCGCTCCATTTTGCTGCTGGTGTTGCCGCGATGTACAACAGATCCAGAAGGCAGTTCCACCTCAACAGTGAACACCCGCGTACCGCAGTCCAGACAAGTGCGCTGGCGCAGGATGGACTCTGTTGTATCCCTACAGGTTCGCGTAACACGAACTTCCGACGAATCGCAGTTGGAGCACCTCATTCGTCGTCAGGATCGCAATGGTCAAAGTAAAAACCTTGGAGCCGCTCCACGATGTCGTGTGCGGCAACAAGTTGTTGAAAGAACGCCTCGCTAACTAAGTAGTCGCTCTGGCGGTGTTTGCAGTCGTAACACTCATACCGCCGCCGCTTAGCACGACCGCTGTACGTCTTTTCTTGGAACAACATTCGCATTGCCCCAGCGCACTTGGGACACCGCTGTTCCCCCAAATTCATCGGTCCCTGTAAGCCTCCGTAGCAAGCGTGTTAATAAGCCGATTTAAGTACCAAGCCGCTTTACGAAAATCCTCGTAAGGATCTTTTTTAAGCCACGCCCTGCTGACGTATTTAATGACCTGCCAATGCAAACCACCAACAACAGGATCTGGAGCAGCTTTGACCCAATCTTCAATAACGTCGATTACCTCGACGCGCCCCGCCGTGTAGTGCGCCGGAGAACTCACCGGATCGTTCATCCCTTGGACCTCTGTACTTTGGTGTCGCCGCAATAACGGCCTGTGAGCGCGTAACTCTTAGCCGGCAACATCGACATCTTGTGCCAGACAATCTGCCCAATCCGCATCCCATGCCATAGGGCAACCGGATGCAGAGATCGGGCATTTTGCAGCTCCAGCGTCAACCTGCCTTCGTAACCCGGATCCACGTACCCGGCCATCAGGTGCTCAATCCCCTCCCTGGCACGGGAAGACTTAAGCGCCAGCTGCCCGGCAATGCAATCCGGCACCTTGAAAAACTCCACCGTTTCCGCCAGCACAAACTGGTGCGGCTGGAGCCAGAAGGGCTGATCAGGGCCGGTACCGCGAAGCGATACCGTCACCATCACAGCACTGTCTTCAACCTCAATCAGCAGATTCTCGCCAAGTCTCACATCGAGACTTGCGGGATTCACGAGGGCCTCATCGAAAGGCGAGACAAGACCCCGTTTGCACAGGGTCCAGATCTCCATATCCGGGAGAATCAAGCGGTGATCTCCACAGCTGCAGGTGTGCCTTGGGACAGCTGCACATGCTTCCAGGTCTTACCCCACTTGATGCAGTTGATGGTGGTGACATGCACGCCAAAGGCAGTCGCAATCTTTGCCGACGACTGGGTCCCAGCAGCCAAAGCCCGCTTGATCTCCAGCACCTTGGCCTCCGTCAACACGGCCACACCACGCTTGCCCTTGCGGCTGGACTTACGAGTCTTAATTTGAGACTTCGCTGTACGTACATCTGACGTACGCTTTAGCTCACCAGCAGGGACAGCAATGGTCTGCCTGGTGCTGCTGGTATCCAAGTCAATGTGCTGAGCGTTGTGCAGGATCGTGGCGACCTCTTGCTGGTGCTCTGAAATGGTCTTGAGGCTGTCGGCGATGATCCGAGCTTGTGTGTCAGAGAGGATGAGCATGTGCTTGGTGGTGAACGGCTCTTAATGTACTACGCGAAGAAGCGGGGATCCTGCTTCTTAAGCAGATTGATGCGTGAAAGGGGCAGCTTGAGAACCTCGTGCATTGCCATCTCGGCCAGCTTGCTGGAGCAGATGCTGTCACTGGTGGCAAATACGTAGATCAGGTGCCGGTAGAGCTGGGTCAGAGTCCGAGCTTTGACCCAGTTGGTGTCGCCTGGTATGGGCTCCAGTCCCACCTCCCAATCGTCGTAGTCGTCCGCGTTGCGAATCTCACGAGACTCAGCGCTACCGATATGACGACTGGATCGGTTCCCAGTTGTCGACTCGCTCGGAAAGCATTTTTCGGAGGCCAGCATCGGTAGTGGGAATTACGTCTTCATCAGAAAGGTAGAAGGAGCCTCGGCACACGGCAGGTAACCAGGCCGGCACTTCTGCCACCAGCTCCATCTCATCCACCAAGGCCTCCACGGTGAGGCAGTTATCGACGCCAAAGGACAGATCCGTGATTGCAATAATCTGCCTCACTTGCTCACCTCCACGGCAGAACCGCACTGGAGCTGATCCAGCCACTGGTCCCAGCTCATCTTGAGGAACTGGGCGAGGTCGTCAAGTTCGGCAAGCTTAGCGATGTGGTAACCGGGGTTCTCCCCGGCTGCCTCGGTCTCAGCAATTGCCTGCTGGAGCAAATGCTGACTCCAAATCACTGCGAAGTACCACCGGGACAGATTTTCGTTTGGAACACTGGTGTGGGTTGCCATTGCGTGTAACAGAAACAGAGCGAGAGCGGCTTGCCCTCTCCCTGTAGTGTTGCACAGAAACAGCCCCCGTCAACCTGCCTCTGTTGTAAACCGTTACACGCCCCTAGGCGCTATGCTTCGGATCCAATGACTTTCGGAGTCACTGGGCATTCCGTAGCTGGGGAGGCTGCGGTGAGGCCGGCACCTCGTGAGGACCGGCCACCTCCCCCCGAATTACGGCAACAGCTTCGACGCCAGCCACAGCGCCAAGCAACATGCCACGACGTAGCCGGCCATCAGCTCAATCATCAGGGGCAGCGTCACAGAGCCTCCAGCTCGGCGGCGATGGCCAGAAGGATGGCGGCATCGCGCTTGCAGTACAAAGCAGCAGCGCGAAGGGCGGCGGCGATGCTGCGACGACGCTGCACAATTTCTTCATTGAATAAACCGTGGTGGATGCAGGCTGCTTGTAGCACCGCCTGGGCAGCAGGTGAAAGCGGCGGCGCAATAGCGTGCTCGCTCATCAGCAGCAGAGCCTCGTGCTCCTCGTTGGTGAGGTCGTCCATGAGTTGGTCAGTCATCGGATGCACTCCAGCAAAAACAAGCCCTGAACCACAGTGCCGCCAGCGGTGCGGCATTCGATGATGGTGTGAACATTGACCCAGATAACCCAGGCTGCTGTAATCAGGACGACTACCCAAATAAGCACTCGGAGAGGATTAGTCATCAAGTTGCTCCAGTGCGCGGCGGATGGTGTCTGCAGCCTCTTTTATGAGGTAGCCCCTGTCGAAACTGATGTACAGCTCATCAAGCGCTTCCTCTTTGCTCGGCGGCTTGGGCTTGGGGCGGCGGGTGGCGCGGAGTTTGTCAGCGCGTACATCGTCCCACCCTTGTTTCATCCACTCACAACACGCCTCCAGCTCCTGGTCAGCTCCCCAGCGGGCGGCAGCAATGCAGATGCGCTTCTCAAAGTTTGTTGGGAAAGCGCCAATACAGTCGTTGGACTCGGTGGCTTGAACCCACTGCTCCACCAGCTCAGGCGGTGGGGTGATTTCGGAACTCCTAATTGGGAGTGGATTAGGAGTTGGCTTGGCGTCCAGCTGGCCCATCGCCCACTCAATGCAAAAACGGGCAAAGGTCTTGAGGTAGCCAGAGCCCCCTCGCTTGCTACTGTCCACCCTCGCTTGCTCAGAAAACTGCTTGAGCAGGTGCGGCGGTGGGGTGATGGGCTGTTCAGTCATCGGTCACCTCATTGATAACAGCGTGCTCGCCAATAACCCGCAGCGCAGCCCGGTTGTAGGCCAGCGCCGCCTCACGCTCGGTGGCGTAGTTCCCGAGGTAGTACCGGCCGCCTCGATAGCCCAAGGCTGCCCGCCACGGCAGCTTGGGGTTGGTGCTACGCGAGACACCCCGGTAAGCACTGGCACTGTTGGCAGGCCGCGGCCGATTGGCCATCGACAGGTAGTAAGCCTCCTTGGTGCCAGCGCAGTTGAAATACCCCACAGACTTATGCCGAGTGTAACACTAGTCTACCGGAACGCCGAGGATTTCGGGCTGCAGGTCAGTCATGACGGACACGTCCGCCCCATGCCGCAGGGCTTGCCCCACTAGGTAGTGGAACGAATCCACGGCATCCTCGTCACACTCGATCTGGTACTCCTCAACCTCGTAGGCCTTACCACGCTTGAACCAGCAGATCCGCACCACGGCCAGGAGATGACCCGGCGTGGTGCTGACTGTGTAGTCCAGCATCGGCCTACGAGGTTTTTTCGAACGAGGCTTGGACACGGATGGATCCCTCCAAAACAGCCAGGCGCCAACACGCGCCAGCCCTAGGAAAAAGTTAGGCGGTTTCAGCACGCTGCAAAATTTAGATGTACTTAACAATGCGGGCGGCTTTCCCGCGATTACAGTCTGCGCACAAAGTCCTCAAGTTGCTCGGATCGTTACTACCACCTTTAGATATAGGAATAGTATGGTCCACTTCAAGTACAGCTCCTGTAGCTACAGATGCTCCACAATCGCAACACTTAAAGTTATCGCGTTCTAAAATCGTATGGCGTAAACGAACGGACATATTTCTTTTAATACGAAGGCCTTGCCAATATTTACCTGCAACTTTTGCACCGTCAAAAATAGCATTGCTGCGTATATTTATGTTTGAATGTGCAAGAATATCTTTAAACGCACGTCCTATAAAATATGTACATCCTAGACCGTAACTAAACTCGTTTTTACTAGATATATGTATAATCCAGTCTAAAATTTCTGCAGTATCATTGACTTCGTTTAGTACAATTTCATACATCGCTGCTTCGTTGTACAAAACGTAGTAAATGGCTTTTTCTTCTGCGACACACCGAAACTCCCACGGGCCCCATGTAACGTTTAGCTGGTTAGCACCTTTAACATTTACTGCAGGAAGATTTATATTTTTATCAAAAAGTAATTCATACGGATTTCGCAGTACATTTGCGCTATCTAGAACAAACTGAGTGTAGGGGTTTTTGAATGTCATAAGATCACCGGAGCAAGCTCCGGACGTAGGTGGACGGGGCGATGCGGCCGCTGGAGCGGCGACGCATTGGAAGGGGCAGCCACCCCTCCCTTTGCTGCGCTTGGAGCTTAGTCCCAGAGGCGTGCGGCTTCCTGCATCAGCTGATCCAGCTCCTCTGGGGTGCGTTCGTCACTTGAGGAGGAATCCCCTCGCGTGAATATAGGGCTGTCCTGCTGTCCCAAACTCTGAGAACCACTGCGCTGCAAGGTATCTGCCGGATTCGCCTGTCCTGTTTTGTCCCGTTCTGTCCCAACCTGTCCTTTTGGTGTCCCAAGGACAGGTTCAGGACAGCTTGGGACAACTTGGGACAAAACGGGACAGCCCATTTCCTCAGATCCCGCTCCAGCACTGGATTCTTTCTCTTTAGGACAATTATTAGCTCCAACCCCCCTGTGCGCGAGGACTGCTGAGTACCTCTTGCTGGAACGATCCCCCTCAGCAACTACCAATCCCCGATCAGCCAACCGCTGGAGCGACTTGGCAATGGCGCTGACGCTGCCACCCAGTAGCGGATCAGCGTTCAGCTCCGCCTTCGTCATCGGAACGCCCTTGGTACGGAGCCGCTGGAGCACCCGATCAATGATCGAAGCCGGGCTAGCGGAGTCCACGTCATCCACAGGAGGCAGATCCTGCAGCGAGAAGGTCAGGTCCTCCTTCTGGCGCAGGATCAGCTGCTTGCCCTCGTTGCCCTCCCGGCTCTTACCGATGGTGATAAGCCGCGCAGAGGCCCCTACACGCTCCAGCTCGGCCTTCTCCGGGCGTCGGATGCCCCAAGACTCATCCACG